TGCCGATGATCCGAGACGTGACCAGAATGGATTATTTGCCTGAAGCGGTGGAGAATGCCCAGGCGTCGGGTTGGCTGATGGGGTTTAATGAACCTGATATGCCAGAACCGTATGGCCACCTGACCACACCGGCTGCGGGGGCTGAGGCGTGGCGTACAATTGAGGAAGCGGCAACGGGCATAAAACTCTTATCACCGACGCCGAGCCAGGAGGACTTTGACTGGCTGTGGCAGATGGTTGCCGAATACGAAACGCTCTACGGTGAGAAGCCACGATTCAACGCCATCGGCGTCCACTGGTACAATTGGCAACCCCCAGGTTCAGCGCAGCCCGCCAAGGACCAGCTGCTGCAAGTGCGTCAGGAGGCTCTGGCGCATGGGTACGATGTACCGCTGTGGCTGACCGAGTTTGCCGGTCACATCGGCATAGCGGACCCGGCAGGTGGGCATTTACAGCTGGTAGAAGAGTTGATACCCTGGATAGAACAGCAGCCGTGGATTGATCGGTATGCCTGGTTTGCCACTTGGGTCAAAGCCGTAGAGCCGTGGTGTACGGGTTGTCAATATTGCTCACTGACGGATCCTGAAACGGGGCAGCAATTGACGCCCCTCGGCGAACTCTACGGAGATATTTGAGGAGGCTTCGATGGAACGCAAAACCTCTCCCGCATTCGTGACGAAGACCGATGAATTGCAAGGCATCGTGGAAACTGTTTTCGCCGTCTTCGGCAATCTGGACCTGGGCAACGACATCATCCATCCCGGCGCGTTCGCCAAGACGTTTGTAGAGCGCGGGCATAAGGTGAAGCTGCTGGATCACCACAACACCTATAGCGTGCTGGATGTGTTGGGCAGGCCTCTGTCATTTCGTGAGCTCGCAGCCGATGAATTGCCCACGGATCTACTGAAGGAATATCCAGAGGCAACGGGTGGCGCGTGGGCACAAGTGCAATTCAACATGAAAACTCAGGCGGGCCATGATGCCTTCCAGCACTTCCGGGCTGGCGACATTGACGAGTGGTCGTTTGGCTATGACGCGCTGGATAAGGACTTTACCGAGGTGGATAAAGTCGAAGTACGGAACCTTCGGACCATCAAGCTCTATGAGCTTTCACCCGTTATCTGGGGCATGAATCCCGCCACGACCACGACCTCAGCCAAAGAGCAAAAGCCAGAGCCCGAAGAGACCGAAGACAGCATCCGCATTAGGGTCAAGGATCCTGGAGGCTTTCAGGAAGGCAGCTTCCGCACTATTCCGATTGACAAAGACCGGGGAATCCAGGCCGTCATTGGCAAACTGGAGGGTGAGACGACTACCACAGTCCAGGCATACATATTCAATAAAGAGAAGGGCAACTGGACGGTGGCCTCTGCGCAAGCCTGGGTCAAAGAACACAGCAAGGCGGCTGCCAATAAAGCCGAGATATTTTACGCTCTAGTTAATGCGGAGCACCTCTCCACTGCTATTAGGAATTTTGTCGAACCAACAGAGCATATCACTTCTGCCGTCAAGGATCTCGTCAACGCATTAATCGATGCATTGGAAACGGCGGAGTTAGATATATCAGAAGGACCGGGCGACGGCACCACCCACCTCGACAATAAAGAGGCCGGGCCGGACGGCGAACCATCCTTGCTGAGGGTTATCGAAATCAAGCAAAAACAACTCACACTTTTGGAGGTGTAAATATCATGGATTGGAAAGAGAAGCTGGCGAAAGCCAACACACTCTTCGAGGAAGCCAAGGCCATTCTGATCAACCCGGAGGCCACGGCCGAGGATAAAGCCAAAGTTGAGCAGATGATCGCCGACGCCGACAAGCTGCGGCTTGAGGCCATGCAACTGAAAGACATTCTGGCGAAGGGCGCAGAGATGGCCGCCGACCTGGAGGACGAGCAGGACCCTGATCCCGAAAAAGAGCCTCGCAAGGACGACAAGCCCTTTGCGGAGTGGAAGGATTTCCTGTTTGCTGCGCACATGGCCTCCAGCCCCAAGTATGCCCACCTGGAGCGGGACCCCCGCTTGCAAGCGTTCAGGGAGGAGCCCCTCGATGCCAAGGAGCAAAAGCAGATGGTCGAGGCCATCGGTGCCAGCGGCGGGTTCCTGGTGCCTACTGAGTTCTTTGCGCAACTCCAGGCTGCCGTCGCTGAGTCGGCCATCGTCCGCCCGCGTGCCACCAAGATCCGTATGCGGCGTCGCCAGATCAACATCCCAGTGTTAGATCAAACCGGGACCGTGGCTGGTCGGCCGCATTGGTTCGGCGGCATGGTGTTCGCCTGGGGTGCTGAGGCACTGGAAAAGAGCCTGACCACCGCTGAATGGCGGCAAATCTCCTTGGTAGCCCACAAGCTCTACGGCTATACGCGCGCCAGTGATGAACTGGTAGACGACAGCTTCATCTCTCTGTCTGACTTCCTGGCCGGACCGCTCGGCTTCGCCGGTGGCGTGGCCTGGATGGAGGACTATGCCTTTCTGGTGGGGACCGGCGCAGGCCAGCCCCTGGGCATCATCACCGCCGTCAATGCGCCCACCATCGTCGTGGCGCGCGCGGTCGCCGGCGCCATCGGTATCGCCGACCTCGCCAACATGAGGATGTCCCTATTGCCTTCGGCTAAGGCCGAGTGGGTAGTGACTCAGAGCGCGATGGCTTCAATGATCCAGTTGGCCGGGCCTGCTGGAAATCCTGCCTACTGGTGGATGCCCACCGGCAAGGACGGGGTTCCTGAGCGACTTCTGGGGCTCCCCATTCATTGGAGCGAGAAGTTGCCTGCCCTCGGTACCCAGGGCGATATCCTGCTGGCCGACATGCGCTACTACATGATCGGCGACCGCCAGGCGACGACCATCGAATCTACCAAGTTTGACAGATGGAGATTCGACCAGACCTCCTGGAGGGTCGTCCATCGTGTGGACGGTCAGCCCTGGCTCTCAACGCCGCTGACGTACCAAGATGGGGCCACGACCGTCAGCCCCTTCGTGATCTTGGGTGATGCAATCGCCAGCTAAGAAAATCCTTTAATACCTATGATGTGGGCAGGGGGCCGGGTTTCAGCCTGGCCCGGCCTGCCCCTCTCAATCCTATAAGGAGGATGCAAAATGTATACGGCTCGAAGAAGTGAGATCATGTACCCGCTGGCCGGCGATTTTGCTGATGCCCACGGGGCCGGCGCGAACGCATCGGCATGGGTGAACGTGAGGGATTATCACCGCTTGTGGCTCGTCGTCAACGTCGGCGAAATGCAGGCAACGTCCACGCTGGATGCTGTACTCCAGCAGGCGACGACCACGGGTGGTGCAGGTGGCAAGGCCATCCTGGCCAAAAACCAGGTCACAAACAAGGCCATCACCCAGTTGACCGCTGCCGGTGGCGATAGCGATTCCCTGGTTTGCATCGAGTTGCAGACCGAGGAACTTGACGTTTCCAACGGGTTCGATTGCGTGCGCTTCGTGGTCACAGTTGCCCTCGCGGTCACTGAATACAGCGTCGAATTGTACGGCTGCGAACCCCGGCACATGGCCGTACCGACTACGAACTGGACTGAGATCATCGACTAGTCCGGTTCTATGGAATGATGCGGCGGCGTGGCGCTTATGACACGCTGATCGGGTCTCAAGCTGGATACTGCCTCAATCAGGCGACGACAGGACGGTTGGCGGCGTTGCTCCTGATAGGGTCCGCCATCAGTGACCGAATGCCAGCAGGCCAGGTGAAAGACTGGCCCGCATCGTTACAAATCATCTCATCAAGGGGGAACGATGGGCAAGGTCTGGGTGCGAGTTCTAGGCCGCGTGTACTATGAGGAGAATGGCATACGGCAAACCGCCCTGGCAGGCGATTGGGTGCAGATCGGAAAGCACCAGGCGCGGCGATGGCTGGCCCAGGGCAGCGTAGAGATCCCTGAACCGCACCGCCGCGCCGACGCCCTGAGCCTCAATAAATGCGGCGTGGTAGTGCGCGGCGATGAGATGCCTGGCATATCCTTTTTTAGCGTCCTGCGTCACCAACTTGGAGCCCCCTCTCTCCCATACGAATA